GTTACTTGCACACCTGGGCGTAATCCATTTTGTGTAATGCCTGGGAATATTGGCCAGGTTTCAGTGTTAGATACCATTGTTAATTGTGTATAAGGCCTGCCTAAAGATGGTGCAGTTAATGGATCTAAAATATAATCTTGATTTAAAGTTAAACTTTTTGTGTATGTGCCATTGCCATTTTCATCTACGGCAACGGCTAAGTTAGTTGTAGATCCAAAATCATCTACATAAACAAAAATATCTGAGTAAGCACGGTAAAGCCGCGCTGATGCGCTGGCATCTAAATAAAATCTTCTATTAGCAATACGATCTATTGAGCGTGAAGCTGATTCAATCAAATCTTCTAACAGGTCATTATCAGTATTATCTGATATAGACATGTAATTCTTAATCTGAGTTAATGTTGCATATCCGTTTGTTATAGCCATGATCGGTATCCAAATTCTGTATTGCCCTGGGACATTAGACAAACTCCATTCTTTAAATACCGATCATAGTTAGAATCCAGGCGGCGGAAGGGTGGCCGCCTGGAAACTTATTTCATTAGAAGCTTGGTGTTGCCAAACCTGTTCCGTTAATTTGTGCAATAGCACCTGGATAACGCTCACCTGTAAAGGCTGACATTCCAAATAGAACAATGTTCAACGCAACCTTGCCGTTTGGCTCTTCAAATGTTACATAGGTTGGGGCTGCTGCCTCTTCCCATAGATGACATTCATTCAGATCCACAACAAAGATTGTGTCTTGATTTGTACCTGCACCCTTGTTAGTAGCAATATTGGCATCAACAATAATTGGAAGTCCAAGAATTGAGTAACCTGAATTGCCATAAGAAGGTGTGCCATTTCCAACACCAATTGCGTTCATTGGGCTTTGGGCTTGTGGTACAACCAATGGGCGGTTAGATGAATCAACGCCAGCCAATAGCATTCCTAGACGGCGTGGGTGCATCAAGATTGCGTTTGGATTAGCAAAAACAGTTGATTGAATCTGTTGAATTGCATCTGCAATCTTTGGATATAGGCCTGCAACTGTTCCAGTTGTCGCTGTATAAGTTACAAGGATTCCAGTTGTCATGCTTGCAAGTCCTAATGGCTGACCATTTGAACCTGATCCATTTAGAAGTGAATTATCTAACTTAGTGTGATAATCACGGATCAAATCACCTAACACAATGTTTTCAATGTTGTATCCGCGTAGTAATGCTTGCTTAGATACTGATTGTTGTCCGGCAATTGTATTTACATTGACGGTTAGTGTTGTGTCTGCAATATCTTGTGATACTGCGGCGGTGTTTTGTGATGTTTGGTAAGCGGTAATAGTTCCAGTGTTGATTTTGGAAATTACTACTGACATACCTTGTGTTGGTAGTTGATGCTTGCGTGCGGCATCTGCAAATGGACGGCCGGCGCGTGCTAATGGTGCATATAGATCAACTAGGTATTGTGGCACTACTAAGCCTGCAAAATTGGATGTTCCAACTGCACGCTTCTCAATTGCCATTTCCTGTTGGTGTCTTGCTATGCGTTGTGCGGCATCTGCATCAGTTTTGAAGTTTGCTTTTAACGCATCAGTTAGGAAGTCATTACCTGATCTCTCAGAATAAGTTAATTCTTCGCGTGTAACAGTAAAGCCACCTGCGCGAACTTCTTTCTTTGTTTCAACATTCGCATCAACTTTAGCGGCTAGATCAGCAGCTTTTTGATTGCGGATTTCAATATCGGACATCTGCTCAATTCTTTCATCCAACTTTTTGATCTCTAGGTTTAAGGCTTCTACATTAGCCAACTCAACCTCTGATAGATCGCGTGCTTCTTCTGCGGCACGATCTAAAGTTGCCTGAATAAGAGATGTCTTTGATTCGCGCTTCTCACGGAGAGAAGCAAGAAAAGTATTAGACATTTTTCTCCAATTTGTTAGTTGTTTAGTGAGAAGGTGTAACGCGCCGGTAATCGGGGTTAGGTGTTCTACGACTTGCCAAAATTATATCTCTTTTTTCAAATCTTTTAGTATTTGCAAGGCGGTGTTAAATCTTGTTTTATCTTCTACCGCTTCAATGCTTTCAGATCTACTTTCGCCATATTCTGCAATGTTAATGGCGGTTAATTGATCTTCAGCCTGCGCCTGGGTTTTATGGCAACCCAATAATTCATTGGTATCAGATTTAACTACTGCATACCCCTCACACTCAGGATGATTATTTACTACGCTGTATGGCATCTAAGATTTTCCTTGCTTCATCTAATCTAGGCGTTAATTGTGGTTGGCCTTCACGCATACCCGTAACACTTGCTAATTCACCATAAGCACCAAAGGTAACCAAAGATACTTCTGCTAAATGAGCTTTAATTCTTTCCATAACACCATCAGGCCTTTTACGGTTTTTGATTGGCATAAATCCAACTGATAATTGATCCAATGCGCCATCTTTAACCAACTCTAATGCTTCATCACCTTCACGCGTTTTTGAAATCTTAAATTCAGCATAAAGGCCTTCATCTGTTTCCCTAAGCAATGTGGCACGGCCTAATACATTATTCTCACCATGACCCCTAAGAAGTTTTACCCGGTGTGGTGCTTTAATAACTTCTGCAAAAACACCTTTTCTAAATACTTCAATCATTGTGCTAGTAATGCGTTGTTCTTTGTTGTAAGGCACGGCAATACCAAAGATGGTGCGACCATCACCATTGGCACGCAACTCCAAATCAACTGAGTAACTTCTATTTTCTATTTTTTCTTCAGACATAGTCATTATCCTCTACTGTATCAACCACATCACTTTGTAATGATTCATCTTCGGCTTCTTCACCGACTTCTTCTTCATCTTCTTCTTCATAATCCATAGGATCAAGATTTTCATAATCTCTAATTTCATCTACTGTTAAAAATCCACTAGACAAAGCAACCGCATAAGCATCATATCTACTTGCGGTATCTGTCTTTAATAATGAATCATACTTAAATGCGGCTGTTTGACCCCGGACAAGTAAATCAGAAAATGCCGCTTCTATTCGCTCTGCTATTGGCTGGATTGACCACTTAATCAATTGTAAATTTTCTTGTTCAACATTGGAATAAGTACGGCTAGAATTTGGTGATCCTAAGAAGTATGGTGGCAATCCTAAAATGTTTGCCGCTTCTGTAAGTCCGGCTGTTTGTGCTTCTACTAATTGAGATTCTGCCGCATTGCTACTTAACACTTCAAAATCTGTTGATGCGTTCATAACAACTGGGGATCTATTGCGTGATGAGTACATTGCCATCCATGCAGTTTTTAACGCATCCGCTTCTTCCTGGGTTAAATCAGGATTAGCAGATTTAATTACGGCGGTTGGATTTACGCCACCATCAAAGTATCTTGATGCGTATTCATTGATTGCAATCTCTTTACCCAAAGCTTGTTTTGCAACCGCCAATATACCTTTACCAACTAAATCACCTGGCATTGTAAAATTTTTGATGTGCATAATTTCAGATTGATCATATACACGCTCATCAATGCGATAAACAATTCTTCCCTTTTCGCGGGTAACTTGTACGCGATCAGGTGACACTGGATAAATGCTGTCCGGTAATCCGTTAGCACCTGCCTCACCTAATACTGCAACATAATTACCGTGAATAATTAACGCGGCCGCCATTGCACTAATTGTTTCCATTCGGGTTTCAGTAGGAACTGGCCGCATTAAAATTTGTGGTGTTGGTATTACTTCACGCTTGTTGCGATATGCACACAAAGGTAATGCACCAATAGCATCACTAATTAAAGTTATACCGCGATAGATTGCCGGGATTCCTAAAGCGGTGTTTTGATCTACATAAGCACCTGCCCAATTACCTTCAAAGAATCTACCAACACGGCCTAAAGAATCTACATAGCCTTGTGATGTATAAACTAAAGATGGCTGGATCTGTCTTTTCAGTAATCGGCCTAGCATTATTTACCTCTGTTTTCCAAAGCAATTCCAAATAAAACTAAAAATGCACCCGATAATATTACCGCTACAAGTGGGTTAATTGTTGCGACACCTGCAACTATCAATAAAGAACCTGATACCTGCAAAATAGATGATAAGTATTTCATTAGTAGATTTTACTCCTTGCCACCGGCTGATCTTCTATTTTTGTTACCACTCCATACCGTGCCAGTGTAGCCGCTACCAGTGGTGTTATGTTAGTTGTGCTTTGACGATTCCATGCCCAGGAATCACCCAATGGCCGTTTAGTAGATCCCATAATTGCAGTTCTTAAATTAGGATCATCTAAGTGGCTTATAGTTTTAGCTTGTACGGCATCATAAAAAGATCCACATGCCCTGGCATAATCACGCAAGTGAATAGACATCACGCCAATGTTTTGTTTTTCTAACTCAACTATCAAAGAAGCCGCCGGTGATCCTGTATCAATAACCACCTTTGTGTTGTACTTCTTGCATAGTTCTACTAATCGCGGCAAAACCCAGGATGTACCT